ACAAAAACTACCAGAACTTTGTAACTCGGGCAGTTGGAAGGGTGCCTGTTGAGCATAAACGGTCGAGCTTCGGCTACCTGAACGGAAAGCTGGTAGCAGTGGACTACGGCAGTTGATTTATCGGGGTGTAGGGTAGTGTGGTTACCCACCGGCTTTGGGGGCCGGGCCTTTGGCATACGCTGGTTCGAATCCAGTCGCCCCGACTAGGTAAGTTCAAATCTGGCCATCCCGATAAGTTCCTTATAGAGGATGTCTCTGTAAGGAGGCATCTTATGGCAAAAATGATCGATGTCGTTTGTTCCTTTTGTGGTTCTGGCTTTCAACGTCCTGTCGCCCGAGTAAATGAAACCGCAAAATTTGGATGGAAGACATTTTGTTCCTCAGAGTGTAGAGCCGCTTCAAAGGTTTCTAGTCATGAAACTACGTGTGCAAATTGTGGCGGACCTATTAAAGTCCAACGTAGCCTATGGGATAAATCAAAATCGGGTAAACATTTTTGTTCCAGCTCCTGTGCCGCTACCCATAACAACAAGGGAAAACAGCACACCCAAGAGTCGAAAGAAAGAACCCGAACAATGCTCCTAGCATACCATGCACGGTCGGGACGGCAATCAGTCACTAAAAATTGTGTTGCTTGCGGACAACCCTTTCGTGTGGTCCACACAAGAAGCAATACAATGTGCTGTTCAAAGGCTTGTAGTCAAGTTTACCAACATGGTTCTTTGCCCCTAACTAAGGAAGAGGTACTGACCAGTATTCACAGCTTGGCACAGGCAATTGGCTGCACACCCAGTTCTAAGCGAGTTGGCCGAAAAATAGTTAGTGCCGCACGAAGGTTCTTTAAAACATGGAACAAGGCTGTGACTGAAGCGGGCTTTATACCAAACACACAGTGGATGGCACGGAAGAACTTGAGGTGCAAGGATGGCCACAAGGCTGACAGTATTTCCGAGATGCTGGTAGACAACTGGTTTCAGGAACAGGGTATACGGCATGAGCGTGAGAAGCGGTACCCCGAAAGCAACCACACCTGTGACTTTTATCTTCCTGAACTAGACGTCTGGGTGGAGTACTTTGGGTTCTGGCATGAGCATCCTGAATATGATGCCACAGTAAAAGAAAAGTTCCGCATGGCTGCCCAAGGTGGGTTTCGTTTGGTCGGTATCGCTCCAGATATGTTGTACCCGAAAAACAAGTTAGCATTGGACCTTTTTACGGGTGTGTAGCTCAGTTGAATAGAGCGGCGGTCTACGGAACCGCAGGTCGGGGGTTTAAGTCCCTCCACACTCGCCATCGGGATGTAGCGCAGTCTGGTAGCGCACTTGACTGGGGGTTAAGGAGTCGCTGGTTCGAATCCAGTCATCCCGACCAATGAGAGGAGGACCCCATGCGGACTCGTGCAGAGAGGCGAATGGCTACGGAAAAAGCCATCCAAGGAAAACGAAAAGCGTTCGAAACTCGGTGGAAACCCCGAGAGTGGTTCGACACCGACCAGGAGTATCGCACGTACTTGCAGAGGGTGCAGGCCCCCGTGAAGGAGTTCACCTGGGACGAGGGTCGGGACGAGCGTCTCCCCCTCGGGGAACGTCAGGCCAGGATCGAGGAAATCCGGGAACAAGAACAGTTGCGAGAGATCAGTTAACCCCGTGTTACGGTGACCCGGCTACAGGCTGGGGTGATCTTGGGGTCGTCTAGCACCTCACCCATAACGTACACGGTCCCCTTTGGGACGTTCGAGTCCACCATGAGGTAGGCACCCCACAGGTAACCCATGACACCACGGCGCAGCACACGTACTCGCCGCTCGGTTTCGATGTGGTTGGGGGAGTACTTCCGCAGGTCGGTGAACTCTTGGGCAGACAGCAGCACGACACAGACCCTCTGGTTGTGACGCTCTACCAGGGCATAGGCATCGGCCAGTATCGGGGTTGAGAGGGGGGCCACAACCGGGATCGTGGGTTCCTCAAACTTGATGTCCTCCCCCATGCCCAAACGGCCAAGGAAGGCTGCGGCCTGATTGACGGGGTCGTGTTCCAGGGGGATGTCCAGGTCACCCACCACCTGATCGATCTCCTTGAGGGTGACCCTCAGGCTGTGAACGAGTTCACCGAGAGTCCTACCGATCTTCTGAACGTCAGTTGGCATGAGCCACCTCCTTTTGATCACTGTACCAACGCATGGCCTTTACCTTATCGGGGTGTAGCGCAGCCTGGTTAGCGCACCACGTTCGGGACGTGGGAGTCGCCGGTTCGAATCCGGCCACCCCGACTATGCTGGCCAGCAGAACGCTGGGGGAATCCGGGAACGCCTTTTAAGCCGAACCGGAAGTTGGATAGGCTGGAGTGGATGGCCGTCTGCTCTCGACCTACGGGGGTTCGAATCCCACCCCTCAGTCCATGGGACCGTAGCTAAGTTGGAACAGCGCCAGACTCTTAATCTGGAGATCGAAGGTTCGAGTCCTTCCGGTCCCACCATGCCTCTCATGAGGCATCATTGGCCTGTAGCTCAGTTGGTAGAGCGCCGTCCTGATAAGGCGGAAGTCGGCGGTTCAACCCCGCCCAGGCCAACCTCAGGGCGGTTAGCTCAGTTGGTAGAGCCTTCGACCGATAATCGAAAGGTCAGTGGTTCGAATCCACTACTGCCCACGGATGTCTCGACGGAGCGCCCGTTGTCCTTGGTACCAAGGATTCACCCCGGAATACGTCAAGTTCTGGGTCCACGGTCTCTTGGGGGAGTCTGGAGTCCCCATTGGCCTGTCACGCCAAGGATCACGGGTTCAAATCCCGTAGAGACCGCTTGAGTTAGTCCCAGTTAGTCCTGAGACTGTATTTAGTTCCAGGACTAAATACAGGGGTGTAGCCATCAGGGAAGGCACCGGACTGTCTATTCGGTAAAACGGGTTCGAGTCCCGTTATCCCCGCCATGTGATCTTCTTTCTGTTCCGTTGGGGTAGTATAGGGAACAGGAGGACGTGATGAAGAGCACATCAGCACAGCTTCAACAGCAGCTTCGACCCTACTTTCCTCAAGAGACTGTGGAGTTCTATCCTTTAGGGGGTGGGCGACCAGGGCATCGGGTGGTGATTGTGTCTAAACAGTTTGAGGGCCTGACGAAAACCCAACGGGACACGCTAGTCCGAGGTCATTTGCCCGCTTTTGGGGGGCCGACAGCATTGTGGACGCCTGCGGAGGTTAAAGATCATGTACTCCAAGATGGCACTCTTACTGCTGTAGCTAGGAGGACATCATGCTGAAGACGCTTGATACCAAGAACCCCCACGACTCCCTGCTCATCTTCGACCGCTTTGTTGTCGATCCCGGTCTACCCAAGTTCGTGAAGGAACGGGAGGTTGATGATGACGACAATGGTGATGACCAGGAGGGGTTCGGTGACAACACCACCCCCATCAGGGGACACATTCGGAATACACGCCGTCCCCCAGAGGTCTGGCAGTCCGACAGCGGCTCATTCACCCTAACGTCGAGTGTTAGCATGGGTGAGGTGGGGATGGTCAACATCCTCCCGGAAGCCAAGAAGACCCTTTTCGTGCGGCTCCTGATCGGGTGGGCAAAGCTCTGGGCTACGAAGCCTCCTCCTGATGAGCCCCCGAAACCAATCACCCTGGTGTTCGAGCAGGTGCTCACGGACCCGGAGGAACTCAAGGTCTGGGAGGAGCGAGACGGGCAGCTTGAGAAGATGCTGGAGCAGGCCAAACAGACAGGACAGCATTCCTTGTTGGAGAAGCTGGAGGCCGAGAAGGGTCTGCATCAGACCGAGAACGCCCTGTTCGCTGCGGGCCGGAAGAAGCTCATCACGGAGCCCCAACTCCTCAAGTTCGTTAAGGGCTGTGAGAAGGGCCTGTGTTTGGACTGGGTCCGGCATTTTACCCGGCCCATCCCCGACGAGGTGGTGGCCGAGAAGGTCCGGTGTGACGAACTCGGGATCTTCGACAACTACGTGGTCCTTCACTACGACCCAATGGGCAAGTCCGCTGTGATGTCCCAGGTCGAGGTGGAGGAGGAGATGGCCCGACGTCGTGACCCCATCCTGTTCGGTGTGTTCCGGGGATCCCGGAAGCTCTACTTTGTAGGGGACTGGAAGGACGACCTGTGTGACCTGACCCTCCAGGAGATCGTGGACAAGCTGGGCGAACCCCTTGAGATGACCTGATCGGCCCGTAGCTCAGTTGGTAGAGTGCCGTCTCGACATGGCGGATGTCGCTGGTCCGAGTCCAGCCGGGCCGACTACGCCCCTGTATCGGGCCTGTCTTCTAAACAGGTACACCGTAATTGGATGATGTGGGTTCGACTCCCACCAGGGGCGCTATCGAAACAGACCGATTGCTTCTCCGCCTCTGCTACGGTATCATAACGGCAAGGGGGTAGCATGAACAACATTGAGAGTGGGAAATTAGGGTACGCCAAAACACAGGAAGCGATGGAGGCGTGCAGGAAACGGCAACATTCTGAAGCGGTGGCGAAGTTTACAGGACTTCAAAAATGTTGTGCCCACTGTGGATTGCTTTTACCTTATGAAAAGCGGAGTAACAGTTTTTGTTCTCGTTCGTGTTCTGCCAGCCATGCAAACACATCCAATCCTAAGCGCAAACGCAAAGAACGCTTCTGCAAGGACTGCGGAAAAAGCTTTGTTTTTGTGGGCACCCAGCGCACTAAGTTCTGTCCCGGATGCCAGCAAAGGCGTAAAAAAGCAAAAGAGAATCTAAAACACATGACTCTGGCTGAATGCTCCTCCCGGCCATCCGTAGCTAACAAACATCCTTCCTGGAGATGGGCTTACGTCAGAGTATTGAATCGTCGATGGAACGCTCATCTCATAACTTCCTGCGCCGTCTGTGGTTACAGTAGACATGTTGAACTTTGTCACCGCAAAGCAATTTCTTCCTTCCCCGAGACAGCCACATTGGCAGAGGTAAATGCCGAATCAAACAATGTTGCTTTATGTCCTACACATCATTGGGAATTCGATCATGGGTTCCTTGTTCTGTGACTGTGCTACCGCTAATCCTCCTATGCCTCAGCTTCTGTGAGCAGAGGAGGATACGATGTCTTACAACGTTGTAGATCAGTTCAAGCAGGGACTCCAGTACCACTTTGATCCCGATGCCGGGGGAGCGACGGACGTTTACGTAGTCCCTCCTGCGAGAGCGAATCCTGATGGGGTCGAAGACGGTTCGTCCTTACACCCCTATACAAACCTTCAGGATGCGGTTGATG